TCACGGCTTGTCCTCTGGCTTGCCGCCTTCCAGCAGGTCCATTCCCGCCCGGGCGCGGCGCCGTTTGTCGGCCGTGCGGGTGTAACGCTGCACCATGGACACCTGCTTGTGGCCGGTGATTGCCGCGATGGTACGGTCGTCCGCGCCGGCGTCCGCCAGCCGCGTCGCGAGACCGTGCCGCAGACCATGGAACGTCAGGCCCTGGCCGATGCGGCCCTCGGCCTCCAGCTTGCGGATCAGGCGAAAGAACAGCGTCCGGAAGCCATCGCCGCTGTACGGCCGCCGGTCGCGCGCGCCGGCGACGATCACCGTGGCGCGGCGCTCGGCCTGCTCCAGGATCGCGGCAAGGTCCCGATGCACGGGGATCCAAACCTCTTCGCCGGTCTTTGACTGCCGGCACCGGAGCCAACCGTCCTCGATCGCGGACCACGGCAGCGCCAGCACATCGCCCTGGCGAAGGCCGGTATAGGCCCCCAGCGCCACGGCCTCACGCACACCCGTCTGTGCCGTCGCAAGAACACTGGCCAGCTCGTCGTCCGTCCACGGCCGGTTCGCGGCGGGTTTGTCACGCGGCCGCTTGATGCGCGGCACCTTCTCGGCCGGATTGGACCCCGTGACGTAGCCATAGGGCCGCCCCCAATTCCACACGAGCGAAATCACGGCGAGAACCAGATTCGCTTGCCGCCAACCATGGCGGTCGTGCGTCGCGTCGCGCAGGCGCATGACGGACGGGCTGTCGATCCGATCCAAGGGAACCGGGTCCATCCCCTTCCCGGGGCGCTCCGGGTTGGGCTCTGCCAGATAGTCCAGAACGGCCCGGTAGCTTTTGCGGGTGCGCGGCGCGAGCTGGGCATACTTCGGGCTGGCGAGGTACAGTTCGCGCAGCCAGCCCCATGTACCGGCCGGCGCCTTCGGGTCCGACTGCCTATCCTCCGCGTTCCGATCGAGGGCCGCCACTTCCTCAAGGAACGCGGCCGTACCCTCCTTTTCTCGCAGGCGCTTTCCCGTCCCTCGGTGATACAGGTAGTAGGCGCCCGTTCTTGGATTCCGCACCCGCTTGATACCTTTGATCCGGTAGACAGGCATGGATCACCCGAACAGTTCGTCCGCCCAGGTGGCGGATTCCCCTGAGGAAGCGTCACCGTCGGCGTATTCATCCAGCTTCTTTCTATCATAGCGCACGCACCCGCCGATCCGAACCGGTGCGATAGGGACGTGCGTGCGCAGCGTGTTGGCCGAGATCGACAGATATGCGGCCGCTTCGTCGGCCGTCATGAGACGGGGCCAGTCGGGAAAGCGGGACATGTCCCTCGAAACGCGCATCACGGCTGTCCCCCTTTGGTCCAGAGCGAGCCCTCGGTCGGTCTCGTGGCGGGTGTGCGGGGCATGGCGTCAGGTCTCGCCGTTGGTCTGGTCGGTGATGCGCGGCGGCCGAGCGGCCGTGATGCGCTGGACACCGGCGGTGTCGCCGTCGCGGTAGGCGGCGATCAGGTCCAGTTCGGCCCGGGAGACCGTGCGCTCGCCGTACAGCAGATAACGGAGATCGAAGCCGCGCCCGATCAACAGCTTCAGGTCCTCCGACTTGCTGGGCAGGGTGTTGCCATGCTCGATGTACCAGAGCTTGGAGCCGGTCCAGGCGGCCGAAGCGGCAAATGCCTTGGGGCTCTCATAGCCGAGGCGGGCGACCTCTTCGCAGAACCGGGCGCTGTTGGGCACGCGGCGAGCGTCGACGTACTCCCCACTTCCGACGAACAGGTGAGCGTCGGCCTTCACCCGGCTTTCCGGCCGGCGGTCGAAGTAGGAATCCTCCAGCTTTTCGAAGACTTCCCAGGCGGCGTCCGTCTCCAACATCTTGGCGTGCCGGGCGGCGCCGCGCGCGGTCCAAAGCGTGGCCGACTGCGCCTTCATTGCGATGCCGGTGTGACCCTCTTTAAGAGGGTCACACCGGGTCCGGAACAAGCGAAGTTCTTCCCCGCTGATCTTGAACAGGTGCTTGCCGTCCACGAAGCGGTCGGCGTTGCGCGCATGGTTGTTCTGGATCCGCTTTGGGTCCGTCCCGTAGGCCTCGGCCAGGAGTTCGGTGGTCAGGACCGGTTCGCCCCGGTAGGTGATGGGGCGAAGGTCCTCGACAGAAACGGAGGAGAGGGACCTGGAGTTCATCGTACCGCCTCCTTGATCCTCATGTGAAAGAGAACGGGCATAGCTTCGGTCACCAGAACGGTCTCGAACCGATTGGCTCCAACGGCGTTTGGCGCGCAGGACAGGGCGAAAACGGAACAGAGGGCGACCGCGACGAAGGGGGACTCGGCGGGCTCCGCCGGATCGTGGATCCATCCCGTCACCACATCGTCCGGATCGTCGGCGTGGTCCCTCAGGTACCGGAGTGCGTCCGCCTCGCCGGAGAAGCCGAGAATCCGGCACAGGTCGCGCAGGACGAACAACGGCACGCATTGCTGTTTCTGGACGCGGAACGGCATTGACCCGACGTGATATGTTAGAATTTTGGTCATGGCAGATCCCCTGGTGTGTGGTCTGGGGGTTCTGGGACGCGCTCCCGCCCGTCCTTCCAGATCGTGGCGACGGCCTCGAGGCCGCGATGGCCCTGTTCCCAAACGAACCACGCGTGGGCAGTCGGGGAGCCGCCCGTGCGGGCCTCGGGCGGGATATCGAAGCGCCAGCAGAGCGCGCGGTCGCCACACAACCAGATGCGCGCCGGCGGCCGGGCGTCCCACCACGCGCGGCGGGTTTGGCTTTCCCGCCATGCCAGCCGCTGGAAACACAGGACCTTGCGGGCACCCAACGCGAACGCCCGATCGACGAAGCCGGTGGCCTGGGAAAACGGCGGGTTCATGAACACGCTCACGCCGGACAGAGGCAGCGGCATGTTGTGGCGGAGGTAGGCCGGGGTCTCCCGGAACATCGGCCATGCGATCCAGGCCGGCGGGTCGGCCAGAAAGTCGGCCTGTCCGTGCTGATCGGGATAGCCCCACCGGTGCAGGTCCAGGGACCCGACGTCATAGCCGGCGGCGCGGGCCGCCCGGGACAGGATGCCGGTCCCGCAACAGGGATCGAGCACGCGGCGGGTGAGGATCTCGACCTCAAGGACCCGGCGCGCGGCCCAGTCCGGCGTCTCGTAGCATTCGGCGGCCACGGCCTGGGCGGTTAGGGACGCATGGGACCCGGCGAGCATGGCGCTCGCCAGATGCGGCCACAGGGTCGGATGCGGGGCGGCGGTCATGGTCAGTCCTCGGGGTGGGCGTGGGCGGCGTGGGTGCCGCCGACGTGACGAAGGGTAAGACGGGGCCGTGGAGCGCCATCGATGCGCCGGCTCTGGCCGGCCTGAAAGGCGATGGTCTGGCTCCGGCCGCGCTCCCAGGCAGCGGCGAGTGCGGGAAAGACCTGGCTGTCGAACGGACAGGCGGCCCGCGGAGCCAAGGCCTCGCCCGCGCTGGTGCCGGCGTCGTAAGCACAGAATTGCGCCGTCGCCGGCCAGCCCTCGTTGAACAGGCGCACAGCCTCCCGGACCATCGCCGGCGCGGTCATGACGCACCGGCCCCGGCGGTCAGCGCGACCGCGATCGTCTCCCATTGCCGGGCCGTCAGGTCGGGCGTGAACAACCCCAACCGACCCCGACAGAGCGTGAACGGGAGCGGCCTGGGGTTCGCCAACACCCACCCGATCGGCCCGAAGAACCAGGGGCTCGGGTGGTCGGTCACGCACTCGACCACGTCGACCGCGCCGACGATGCCGCCCAAGGGCAGATCAAGGCGTCGGATCAGGTCGGGATCCTCGGCGGTCGACCGGGCGGCGTGAACCAGGAGCGTCCCGCGATACGCCGTGTTCCATGAGCGGTTCTCGACGTCCTTGCGGCCGCACACGATGTGGTGCGCCCAGGGCTGCTTGATGGACAGGGCGCGACAGGGCGTTGCCGCCGGAGGCACGGTCATAACGACGCCCCCCTACACGTTCACGGCGCGGCGGTAGAGATCGAGGACCTCGTCCTGTTCGGCCAGGTCGTCGCGGTCCATTTTCCGCAGGCGCACGAGCTGGCGCATGATCTTGGTGTCGAAGCCGGTGGACTTGGCCTCGGCGTAGACGTCGCGAATGTCGGTGGTGAGGTTTTCCTTTTCCTCTTCCAACCGCTCGATGCGTTCGATGAAGGACCGGAGCTGGTCAGCGGCGATCCCACCGACGTCGTTGGTGTTGGTGCCGGCGGTTTCGGTGGTGGTGTCGGTCATGGATCAGGACTCCAAAACGGCGTGGCCGAGGATCGACCACAGGATCAGGACGACGAACAGGCCGGCGAGGACGAGGCCCTCGCGGACCATGGTGGAGAGGCTCATGACGCGGTGCCCCGGCGTTCGACGGCGCGGACGGCGTTGACGAGCTGGTCAAGCGGGCTTTCGACGGCCAGGACGTCGGCGGGGTCCGACCCGGGTGCTGGGCCGTCCTGGTCTTCGCGCCGCTCGATGTCGGCCAGGTGCAGGGCGGCGGCCGAGATACGGTTCGCGGTCAGGAACAGGGAGTCGGCGTCGGGGCCGATCAGGGCCTCGCGGCGAACGTCCTGGGCAATGTCGAGAAGGATGTCGGACAACACCATGGCGGGGTCTCCATGCCTTGGGGCGCGCGTCAGGACGGGCGCTGTTCGAAGCACCAGCACTTGACGGCGCGGTTGTAGAAGTCCCCGTGCTGACCGGAGTTCACGGTCTTGATGCCCAGGAACTTGCGGCTCTTGCTGGTCTTGAGGTGCCGCTTCAGGTCGGCGGAGGTGGCGGGCAACACCTGCTGGCGCTGCTGGGCCATCTGGATCACCTGATTGAGGTTGAGCGCGAGGAGCTGCTCGGGCTTGCGGCTGTGGTTGAGCTTGTCGCCGTCGGGGTCCAGGAACTCGACCAGTTCCCACCATTCCTCGACCACGGCATGGTCGGAGGCGATGGCGTCCTGGCGGCGGGTGGCGGCGGTGTGCAGGGTCTCCAGCACGTCCTGGCGGCGCGGGTCGGGGACCTTGCACAGGTCACACAACACCTCGGCCAGGGCCATCATCTGGCCGTGGTTCTTGGCGATGCGGTGGGACCGGATGGCGGGATCGGCCAGCAACGCGCGTTCGTGCAATGGGGTGCGGCCGCGCAGGGTTTCCATGATCCGGTCTTCGGCCTGACAGACCAGGATGAGCCAGTGGGACAGGTGTTCCACGGGCAAGGCGGACAACTCGTCGGCGGCCTCCTTGCCCTCGGTGGAGTGGCCGGAGCAATCGAACAGCAGATGCACGATGCGCGACAGGATGGCCTCGGACGCGTTTACGGGCGCGTTCTGACTGATGAGGACCGAGGCCCGGAACGGCGGCTCATAGGTCTCGTTGCCGCCGTTCTTCACCCCGCGCGACCGCACGGCGCGGCCGTTGTAGGCGGTCTTCATCTGGTCCCAATCGAATTGCCGTTGCTTGCTGTCCGGGCTGTCCCGGTCGCTTTCGATCAGCGAGATCGGCAGGTTCGCCACCTGGGAAAAGTTGCGGGCCAGGGCCGCACTGGTCGCCTTGTTCGGGTCAAAGCCCTCGTAATCGACGCGGCCGACCAGCTTCCAGAGGAACTCGATCAGGGAGGACTTGCCCGCCCCGGCCTCGCCGACGATTTCCAGGAACGGAAACGACTTGTGGACCGCGCGGATCTGTTCGGCGACCAGGGAGCCCAGGAAGAACGCGGCGGCGATCAGGCCCTGGGCGCCATAGGCGCGGTAGACCAGATCGGGCCAGTCGGCGCGGTACTCCGTTGCCTTACCGATGTGCAGGGCGAGCGAGCCGTTGAGGCTCTTGATCGACAGGCGCCCGACCTCGAAAAAGTCCTCGTCGTTCATCCGGTGGACGCGGCCGTGATGCACGGCGACGTCCGGGAACACATAGGTTTCATGTTCGCGGGAATAGCCGATGAACTCGACCGTCTCGACGACACGGATCCGGCGGAGGTAGCGGCCGACGATCCAGTTCAGTTGCTGGGACGATCCGCTGTACAACGCGCCCGGCGCGATGGAGATCAGGCGTTTCTTGAACTCCGACGCGGACGAGATGTCCGGCCCCCGGAAGGTGTTCTTCAGCGTGCGGCCGTCCGGCAGGTCCACGCGGGTGTAGTACCAGCTTTCGTCCGTCAGCTTGGACTGCTGGAAGTACAGGAACGACACCGCGCAGTTGCAGATCTCATGGCACTCGGCGGCCATGTCCTCGGCGGCCTCGCGGGACAGCCCCTCCATGGTGGCCTTGTTCAGGCGCTCCTGGTCCAGCTTCCACCACCATGTGCGGCAATCGAAGTCGAGGCCGAAGGCGGTGGCACTCTTGCGGCGATGGATCAGGAGGCCCTTTTCCTTGGCCGAGCGGGCGCGGAACAGGTCGCCGTGGAAGCGGCAGCGGTCGAGGGTGTCGTCCCGTTTGTCGTCAGCCAGGGCGCCGGCGAGCCAGAGGTCGTTCCAATCGCGCTTCGTGCGGCCGTCGCGCGGCACCAGGGCAGCGCGGCAGGTCCAGCCGTCTTTCTCGGCGCGGGCGATGTGGCGGCGCATGGCGCGATGGCCGGCCGGGTCGTTGTCCAACGCCCAGACCAGGACCGGGCGTGTACCCGTGTCCGCCAATCGTTTCAGGTAGTCGCCCGGGTAGTTGGACGCGGACAGGGTGGCGGCGGCGGACAGCCCGGCGCAGGCCAGGGAGGCGGCGTCAATGCAGCCCTCGACGATCCAGAGTTCCTCGCCAATGCGCTGCTTGGGCGGTGCCCACGCGAAACCCTTGAACTTGCCGTGGAAGTGCTGCTTGCGAACGGTGACGTCGCCGTCGTCCTCGCGCACCCGCACCGGCTCAACGAACCGTTCCATCCAGACGTCGGGAGCGATTTCGAACAGCACGGTCGCGGTGGCGCGGTCGCCGGTCGGATGCCAGAACCGCCCCTGGCGATACCAACCGCGCGCGGCCTCCGGCAGGCCCCGGACGAACCCCATATAGGCGTGCGCCGTCTCGTTGGGTTTCTCGGACGTGGCGGGATAGCGTTCGTTCAACCGCCCGAAAGCGTCGGGGTACAGGTCCTTGGTCGAAGCCTCGAACCCGCACTTGTTCAGCCGGCCGCAGCGGATCGCCCAGGGTTCCGTGCCGTTGGCGTACAGCTCCTTTTCGCCGCACTGCGGACAGGTGCCGCGTTGCAGCCACTCGCCCCGGGGGCGCAGCTTGTAGTCATGGATCAGGCGTTGCCGCACGTCGGCGGCGATATCGTCACGCATGGTTGGGTCCCCCGCTTCCCCTGGATCAGCCGCCCGACGCGAGCGTCAGGACCAGCTCGGCGCCGCGCTCATCGGCCGCCGGAACCGGGACCGCGCGAGGCGGAGCGGCGGGCAGGCGCGAGGGCTCCAGGATGCGCAGCGGATACAACTGCCCGACCCAGACCATGCCGCAGTCCTCGTTGGGACAGACGTAGGTGATCTCGGTCACGGCGGCGGTCAGGTGGTGAGTCTTGGCGGTGCGGCAGCCCGTGCCGCACACGGGGCAGCGGGCCTGATTGCGGAACACACTCTGGGCGTGGCGACCCTTGGGGCGTTTCATCGTGGTGATCTCCCGGATTTTGCCGCCGTGCGGCGGTGGGGCTGTCCGCGCCGGGTTTCGCGGAGCTTCATGAGGGCGTCGTAGTCGCTCTGGGCCACGTGCATGCGTGTTTCCGCGCGCTGGATCAGCTCCGCCAGTTCGGAATCGGACAGAACCCCGTCCTCGGCGGCCTCGACGGCACACCGGGCCAACTCGCCCAGCGCCACCTGCCCCCGCGTCGCCATGTGCAACACCGCGGCGACGTCGTCCGGAAGGGCGGCCTCCGGCTCCGGCCGATCGGCGGCGAGGCGGACGAGTTGCCGGGAGACCATCGGTTCCCCGACGTGGGCCTCAAGGTCGGCGACCACGTCCGCCGGGGGATAGGTCTCCGGGTGGTTCCGGGAGCCGTATTCAGCCAGCATGGTTTTGCCGACCCGGGTGACGGCGGCCGCCTCGCGCAGGTCGCCGCATTCCGCCAGCAGGCGCCGGAACGCGCTCTTGATGCCGGCGTAAACGGCAGGGCTATGAGGTCGCATGGCGGAAAACACTTTCCTCAATCCGGGTGTAGGGGAGCGCGGCCTCCGGCAGAGTGGCCGGAGGGCTCAAGGGGCATGTCGCGGCCGCCGGGGGCGTGCTACGCTGGGGCGCGCGCGTCGACCCGAGGCGCTGCCCGGCCTCGTCGTAGAGTTCCGGGAACAGCGCCTGGGGTGTCAGGCCGAGCGCGGCGGCCAGAGCCTCTTGCAAGGGCCGGCTGCTGCTGCCTCGGGCGGCGGCGCACACGGCTTGGTGCGAGACCCCTTCCTGGCGGGCAATGGCCCGGAAGCTCAGGTTTCGCAGCCGAAGCTGGTAGCCGATCCAATCCCGCCGGTGGACGGGGTTGATCGGCATGTCTTGGGTTGCAGGTGCAGGTTCCATGCGCGAACGGTAGGCGTCCAAACGGAAGCTGTCAAACCCAAAACGAAGCTATTGGCCTCGGACTAGCCGCCGAATGGCTGCTTCTATATGCCAACATAAGTTTATATCGTTGTTTTTATTGTCGAAAAGCGGGCTTCCGAACGGATGCAACAAAAGCAAACTAGCGGAGAAGCACCCGAACGGGAGCAGGAACCGGAGGCGGACCGCGAGGTGGCGCTCCGTTTGGTTCAGGCCCGGGAAATGCGGAATCGGTCTCAGGAGGATTTCGCCGCACTCATGGGCGTATCGCGGAGCGCCTATCAACGGTATGAAGCAGGAACGCGCTCCCCGAAACTGCGGCACCTTCAGGGCCTTGCGAAGGTCGGGGTGAACATTCACTGGCTCTTGACGGGAGAGGATGAGGCGGCGCTCCAGTCCGCCTATGCCGCCGGAACGCCGAACCCCGATCACCTTCGGGAACCGGCGCGCCCTACCAGCCTCGACGGCGACCTTATGGGACGAATCGTCGACACGATTCGGGCGGTCTACAAAGCCGAGGGTCAAGCGATCCCCGACCGCTCCCTGGGGGAGTTGGCGGCCGAGTGGTACGGCACGATCACATCCCAAGCCGCCGGCCCGGGAGACCGCCTCGACGCCTTGGCGGAACACCAGATCGCCTTGCGGCGCAGATTACGCGCCGCGACCACCCACCCCACGAGCGATAAACGCCCGGCCTGAGACTGGTTCAAACGCCAAAAAATGGCGGGTCATAACGGGCGCGCCCAAACGACGCAACCCTTTCATAGGCAGCAAGCGCCGACGCGCTTGACAAAGGTGACTCACAGAAACTATGCGCCTGAATAGATGGCTATGTCAGAATACTGTTTTCAGAACCTTATCTGTGCCGGCAACTAAATCATCAATCTGTTCCTTAGTCGGTTCTTTCTCTTTCGCGTGATCGCAAAGGTTCCGGATGTCAGCCAAGTGCTGCACGAACCGCCATTGAGGCACATCCACATTTCCATTGTCCTTAAGGGCTTGGTTCAAATCACTGATAGACGGGTTCTTTTTTGTAATCCGTATGGAATGGTTTTGGCACACCTGCAACAGGTGCTTCTCAATGACAACCCCACACACGGCGCCAGCCGCACGCAAATGACCTGCTTTGGCCAGCGCCCGCGCGCTATCAACTTCAGAGTCAAACAAGTCCGCCTGCATTATTCCTGATATGTCCATAAGAGCACTATCGAGGTTCTTTTTTGCTGCCCTTACAATATTTAACTGCTGCCTAAATTCAGGAATAGCCGCACTACCACCCACGATCACCTCCCCAATACTATTTCTAATAGTAAGGCCCTGCAGGAAATCTCGTATCATATAATTTTGATAAGAGATAATTTTTCTGACACGCGGACTTTCATAGTGTGAGTTAAAATCTGTCAATCTATCTGGCATTACTTGTTTAACAAGGGCCTGCGCCTCCGAAAACCAAGTCTGATACTCTTCATTGAATGAAGGCAATTTATTAATATGATCATTAAATTTTTCTTTTCCTAATATACGTAAAACTTCTTTTTTGTATTCTTCCGGACGGCACTCGTATTGAATTGATTGAAACAGATTGTCACCCATATGAATCAATTCATCCAGCTTGCTGGAAAATTTCTCCGATTTTTCGGACATTTTGCATCCTCCACATATAGCATCAATAAAATAGAACCATCACCTTCGCACTGAGCCGGCTTTTTCAAACACCCAACACCGCACTTGCACGCCGCGCTTGAGTGCGCTGTTGACCGGCTTGACGGCCTGGAACACGGGGTCCTCACACGTCTTCAGTGCCCGGCATAGGAGCGGTGTGATCTCAACATCGATGCCGTTCGCCATGAACAGGTCGCGCACTTCCATCAGGTCGAAGGCGATCAGGTTCGGGGCGCGCGAATGGTTCCAGGGTATCTTGTCTTCCGTCAGTTCATCGAGCGCGTCGAAAAACGGTCCGGTCAGGTTGGAGAACAGCGCCGGTGTGCGTGGGGGCGCCGCTTTCGCCGGCAAGGATGGATCGTCCGTTTCGTCGGTTAAGGCCGGCCCGACCGGTGTACGATAGACCTGTTCCACAGCCTTGAGAGCGCGAAGGCGGTCGGGCTCCGAGAGGGTCCGCAAGGCATATAGAAGCGCCATCTCATCTTCGGAATACTGCCGCGTCCCCCAAAACCAATACTTCAAATCGAAGTTCTGACCAAGAAAACGCTTAAAGTCGTCGTCTTTTGTAATAAGAGCGTGCATTTCCGCGTAGTGAAACAGCTTCGACTTCGGCCACCCAATGGCCTCGGCGAAGGCCTCGGGGTTTCGAAAGCCCAACCGCTCGCACTCTTCAACGAACCGCTCGCAGGACTGCTTGCCATATCCGCTGGTGTCAGGGCTGTTCGGTCGCGGAACGGGGAGGACGGGACCACGTTCGAAGTAGGCGTCCTCCAGTTTCTCGAACACCTCCCACGCCTGATCCGTCTCCAGCATCTTGGCGTGGCGTGCGGCGCCGCGTTCGGTCCACACGGTCAGAGCGTTGACGTTCGTTGCGATACCGAGCAGAGGGTCTTTAAGACCCTCTGCTCGGGTGCGAAACGATTTGAGGTCGTCGCCCACCAGTTTGAAGAAGTGTTTCCCCTCGACGAACCGATCTGCGTTCCGACTATGGTTCCGCCGAATGCGATCCGGTTCCGTGCCGTAGACGGCAGCCAAAAGCTCGGTGGTGATGACGTGGACGCCCTGGTGAGGCATCGGATACAGGTCCTCAACCGCAATGGCTTTGGACGTCACGCTCATGTCCCGGCTCCCCCCGGCCGAAGGTGATCTCCGGTCGGAAGCCTAACGCTTGGGATGTGCGGGAGCAACGAGAGTTGCGTTGCGTGTGGGGCGGTTTAGGCGCCCGCCCTCTCGGCTCGTTCGGCGGCGGAGAGGCCCGACCAATCCACCCCGCTCTCGCGCAGAGACGTAATGTCTACGGCGGCGCCGCCCGATCCGCCGCCCGATCCGCCGTCCGATCCACTGTCCGACCCGTTGCGCTGGGCGGGGGGTTGCTGTTCGACGGCCTCGATGTCGGAGCGGAAGCCGCCGGCGGCATCGAGAGTGTGGCGGACGGTCTCGACGACCCATTGAACCCCGTCCATCTCCGGGCGGAACCCGGTCACGGCCAGGGGCTGGCCGGCGATGATCTCCGGCCGGCCGAACGCCAGGGACAGGCGCAAATCCCTTTGCCCACGCGCGATGTCGGTCAGGGCGGCGCGGGCGGCGGCGGCGGCCTCGGCTTGGGAGGGATAGACCCGCCGCAAGGTGGTGACGGTCCCGGAGGCGCCAGCCAGTTCGGCCCGGTCCTCGGCGGCGTCATGGTCGCGCCAGACGGCGCGGACGCCGGTGGTTTCGCCCTCCCGATCCTGGATGCCGAACGCATGGGACGCGGTTTCCGTCCGCGCTACGGTGACCGCGGGCAGGGTCGCGCCCTCGGCGGTCACACCGGCTCCCCGCGGGGTGAAGACGAGGCGGCCGTCCTTGATGGTGCCGATGGCGTCGACCTGTTGCGCCAGGCGCGTCACCAGGTGGGCGTCGGATTCCGTGGCTTGATCCAGATGGGGAATCGGCAACGAAGCCAGGGATGCGGCAATGGCCGGCGCTAGACCGTGCCGGGACGCGACGGCCTGGAGCACCGCGCCCAGCGTGGTCTCGTCATAGGACTCGTCGCGATGGGCGCGCAGGCCGCCGGTCAGGTCGGCGGCGCGGGCCTTGATCTCGATCCGGTCGGGCGGGCCGGCGTGGCGGACCTCGTCGACCCGATACCGCCCCTTGTCGATCAGGGGCGATCCCTGCCAGCCCAGGGCCACGCGCAGGATCACACCCCGCCGGGGCAGCGTAAGGGAGCCCGTGGGATCGGCGATGGCGAGGGTCAGTTCATCCGAATCCAACCCGGGCTTGTCGGTCACGGTCAGGGACAGCAGGCCCGCCGCCACGGCCGCCGTCACGTCCACGGCGTCGGCGGTGACGCGCCACGCCGGGATCACCGGTACAGGCTCCACAGATCGCCGACGGCCCCGACCAGGGCGCCGGCCGCGTCGCGCGCGCCGGCGATGACGTCGTCGGTGGTGACGGCCCCAAGACGGCCCGGCAGGCTGTCCGTGAGGGCGCCGCGCCCGGCGATGTCGTCGTCACTGTACCGTGTCAGGGACAGGGTGAAGTCCACCTTGCGCGGGGTGCCGTCGTTCATCATGTGCGTGCGGGTCTCGCTCACACCAGACACCACCCATGTCCCGCGCCGCCGCCCCTGGCCGTCCATCAGCAGCCACGCCTTGCCCTCCGAGGCCATGCGCCGCAGCGTATCCAGATGCACCGGGCCGCCCGTGACCTCCGGCATCAGGGTGCCGGACAGGGTCAGGGTATCCGCCCCCGGCCCGGTGTACTGATAGGCGGGGGCGGCCCCCGCGCGGTCCTGCGACGCCCAACGCCACGCGCTGTCCCGCGCCATGTCCGCGAACGGCACGGTGTCGGTCTGGAACGTGAACAGGCC